ATTCTGGTTCCGCAATCATCCGCAAGCAACATCATCGCTCTCGCCAAAGAATCAGATGATGCTGCTTTCATGGAATCAGTAATCGTAAAGACGTTTGGCAGAGACAATCCCATCCGCTCTGTAGCCAGATTACGATACTGCAAGTGCAAGAGCGCGCAAAACATTGCTCAGAGCCTCATTTACTTCACCGGGATAACCTCGAAGGAGGCCAGAAATAGAATGGAATGGGCGCAGGATATCCTCGAAGGAGAATTGTTTTATGCCGTTAAGCGCGAGCAGGAGAAAGAAATTACTGCATTAGTTGCTTAATAGCACGAATTGCTAAAGACAAAGGGCAATAAACCTGGCACATTGCAGATATGCTCGGGAAGCAAAGCGAACTGAGCGCGGTGATGCAGCAAGCCACTGGGTGGATATATGTCGGGCATGCGCTTAAATGCCACCCATCACCAAAGAAAGCCCGAGGTTAAATCCTTGGGCTTTTTTGCTTCTGCACAACAGGTAAGGGCATTAGGCAGACGGCAATCAGCATTCCCCGAATAGCACAGATGCGAAAGGTTGGTGCGGGTTGTGACGATGCTCGCCAGTGCTCTTTCCGTTGTGATGTAACTTAATTCCCGCTTGCGGGTTAGATGGGTAGAGTAATGCATTAACCGGGATACCGGCAGGGCAGGCATGATGCTAATGCTGAACCTGAGTGCGGGTTCGAGTCCCGCCATCACAACTATATTCAAAGGTCGCCTGAGAGCGGCCTTTTTCTTTTGCGCCCTTCGAATCAACCCTCAGATATCAATGACAGCTCGTTGCGGCGCACTTTAAACAAAAAAAATCCGCACATTGGCGGATTCTTCGGTTAGCTACCTCACGGCACAAGGCTGGCTCATCTCTAGACAAGGTGAAGCATATCCGGACTTGTTCAGCTTATCTTCTAGACAATTCCTATTTGGACAAGTCCCCTTAATACGGGGGGTGGAAATTGAAAATCATGCCAGACAAAATCGCATCAGGCGCCAGCTACTGCGTGTCCGGTACTCTTGTGTGCGGAGGTGGCGTGTCGCAATGGATACATAACCTCGACTGGAATCAGATCGCAATCATCAGTGGTGTGGTAATCGGTATTGCTACCTTCCTGGTGAACCTCTACTACAAGAACCGACAGACACGCGCATATGAAGCCGCATTAAATCGCGGACTCGTACAAAGCCCACCACAGGACCAGTAACCATGGCTACATCGACTGCCCTACGCAACAAAATCATTGCTGCCATGGGTGGCGGTGCTATTGCCATTGCTGCTGCCGTCATCCCTTCACTGGAAGGCGTTGAGCATAAGCCCTATCAGGATGTCGTCGGCGTATGGACTGTTTGCTACGGTCACACCGGGGCCGACATAATCAAAAGCAAAACCTACACCGAGGCCGAGTGCCAGGCGCTGCTGAATAAAGACCTGCGAAAGGTCGCCAATCAGATTGACCCTTTAATCAAGCGCCCGATCCCCGATACCACGCGCGCGGCTCTCTACTCGTTTACGTATAACGTCGGCACCGGAGCATTCCGCCAGTCAACCCTGCTCAAGAAAATCAACGCAGGTGACACTGCGGGGGCATGTAACGAGCTACGCCGCTGGACATACGCAGGCGGTAAGCAGTGGAAGGGATTGATGAACCGGCGCGAGATTGAGCGTGAAGTTTGCCTCTGGAGTCAGAAATGAATTCCCGCGCCTGGCTGATTATCGCCGTGGAGTTTCTGGCTGCAGTCGTCGTGGTGCTCGTCCTGTCATCTCAGCTCACAAAGCAAAAGGCACGCGCTGATAATGCTGAGTCTCTCGCAAAGCAGCGGCAGGAAATCATCAATGACATGCAAACCCGCCAGCGAGATGTTGCTGCTCTCGATGCCAAATACACAAAGGAATTAGCCGATGCACAAGCTGAAACTGCTGCTTTGCAGCACAAGCTTGATAATGGTGGTCGGGTGCGCGTCAAAGGAAACTGTCCATCCCAGCCGTCAACTACCTCCGGCACCCCCAGCTTGGGCAATGATGGAACCGTCGAACTCTCTTCAGTTGCTGGACGAAACGTTCTCAGTATCCGATCTGGAATCCAGCGCGACCAGTCAGCACTGAGGGCGCTTCAGGAATACATCAACACTCAATGCCTCAAATAAACAGAGCCTGACTTAGGTCGGGCTTTTTTATGCAGTAAACCTCCGCGCGTCGCAGCGCATATCAATCCCGAGTCTTTCAGAAAGCTGAGCCTGAGAAATGCCGTATAGGTGCGGACCTCTCGGGGCGGCTTTTCTGTGCGAACAGGCTCATCTTTCTAAAAGGTATCCGTGATGAAATATCCAACCGTAGTAAATGGCATTGATTTTCGTGATCTGGTTTTCCTTACAGGTGCAGAGTCATCCACCGACACATTCAAGGTGGCAAAGGCATTCGGAAAGGATCACAAAGACGTGCTTAGAAAAGCACGCAGCGTAATCGGACAGTGCTCACAAGAATTTGCAGAGCGCAATTTTACGCTTTGCCATGAAAACAATGAGTTACAGAACGGAAAGCCACAGCCATTTTATCAAATGACGAGAGACGGCTGGACGATGCTGGTATTCAGTTTTACCGGGAAGGCCGCAGTAGCTTTTAAGGAAGCATACATAGCAGCATTCAACTGGATGGCCGACATGATTCGCCAGGGTATTGACAGCTTGGAAGCTGAACGCAATGCCGCGCTACTGGAATACATGAAAGAGAAAGATGTGGCCAGTATGTCAGGGCGCCTACTTAACCGCTGGGGAAGGGTGAAGAAACCGCAATTGCTGGCGCGCATTGAGCGAATTGAGCAGCGCGGCCAGATCACCATTCCTGGGTTGCCGAAGTAATTAGCAGGAAGTTCTGAATGACTGCACCTTACCGCATCACAGTAACCACTAAGTCAGGTGAAACCCACACAGGACTGATGAACCGATCACAACCTGAGATGGTTAACGGATTCATTGGTGTTGCCCGGGAAGATGGCGCTTGGATATACCTCGCGCCGGATGACGTGCTGAAGATGGAGTACGTGCCTGAAGTCGGCGATACAGAAACCAATGCACAATAAGATACGCGATTGGTTCATAAGCGATAAGCAAGTCGATAATTTTACAAATCATAATTCCTCCAGTTGCGGTGACAACCAGCCGAAATGGAGGTTGTTCAATTGTAGTGGGTAATTAACCCTCTATAACGTGCATCATTATTGGAGAACACCATGGCATCACCTGACTGGGAGGCTATCGAGTCGGCTTACCGGGCTGGCTTGATGTCTCTACGTGAAATCGCCTCACAACACAGCATTAGTGAAGGCGCCATACGAAAAAGAGCAAAGCGTGATGATTGGTCGCGTGACCTTGCCGCGAAGGTGAAAGAGCGTGCTGATGATCTGGTACGCAAACAAGAGGTACGCAAGCAGGTACGCGCTGAGAGCGCACTGTCAGAACGCGTACTTATTGAAGCCACCGCAGAGGTCATTGCCACTGTTCGTATGGAGCATCGCGGTGATATCAAGCGGGCCAGGCAAATCACCAATGCTCTTTTTGATGAGCTTGGCGCTGAGTGTGCTGATGTTGCTGCGCTGGAGAAGTTGGGCGAGTTGATGTTCAACCCCGACGATAAGGGGCAGGACCGCCTGAATGAGATTTATCATAAGGTCATCAGCATGCCAGATCGCGTCAAGTCGGTTAAGGCACTCAGCGATGCGCTGAAAAACCTCATCGGACTTGAGCGTCAGGCTTACGATATCGACGGACCGGAAGGCGATAACTCTGTTAAGAAACTTTCTGACCTGATGGATTCGCTGTCTCAGGGGGCGTAATGAAACCTGAGCACCTCAAGTTGCTGGCAGACAAAGACTGGCGCCTGAATAATCTCTACTGGATTACCGATAAAGAAGGAAAGCCAACACGCTTCAGGATGACTCCAGAGCAGCGCGAATACTTCGAAGGAATCCACACCCGCAACATCATCCTGAAAGCACGCCAGCTTGGTTTTACGACTGAGGTGTGCATTATCCAGCTGGATGCGGCGTTGTTCGAGTCTGCGAAGTGTGCGCTGATCGCCCACACACTTAACGACGCCAAGCGCCTGTTCCGTGAGAAGGTGAAATTCGCCTACGACAATCTGCCTGAAGAGATTAAGGCGGCTAACCCGGCCAGTAATGACTCTGCAGGGGAGTTGGTATTTAAGAAGGGCGGGTCGCTTTACGTCAGCACCTCATTTCGTGGCGGCACGCTACGCTACCTGCACGTTTCCGAGTTTGGGAAGATATGCGCCAAGTATCCAGATAAGGCCCGTGAGATTGTCACTGGTGCGTTTGAGGCAGTATCAACCGGATGCTTTGCGACTATCGAGAGCACGGCAGAGGGGCGAGCGGGTTACTTCTTCGATTATTGCCAGACAGCTGAAAAGGCCTCATTGCAGGGCAAGCCCCTTTCCCCGCTGGACTGGAAGTTCTTCTTCTTCTCTTGGTGGAAGAATCCGCAGTACGCAATCGACCCGGTAGAAGCATTAACGCAGCGCCTGGTTGATTACTTCGATGAGATGGAAGCCAAGCACGGCGTAATTCTCAACGAGCGCCAGAAAGCCTGGTACTACGCCAAAGAGAAAACGCTCGGCGATGACATGAAGCGTGAGTATCCGACGATACCTGCTGAGGCATTCCAGCAATCAGTCGAAGGCGCTTACTACGCCAAGCAGTTCCGCTGGCTCTACACCAACAAACGCATTGGCACGCTGCCTGATAACTCACACCTGCCGGTTCACACGTTCTGGGATATAGGCGTGGGTGACTCAACGGCCATCTGGTTCGTGCGTGAAGTGGGCGAAGAATTCCACATCATCGACTATTACGAAAACTCAGGTGAAGGCCTGCGTCACTACATGAAGGTGCTGAAAGACAGAGGCTATGAGTACGGTGAGCACTGGGGGCCGCATGACATCGAAAACCGAGAGTTCGGTTCTGACGCCAAATCCCGCAAAGAGCTGGCGCGCGAAGGGTACGAAATCGACGGTCAGACTTACTCCATGACATTCAAGGTTGTGCCAAAAACTGGAGTTGATACTGGTATTGAGTCCGTGCGTGAAATTCTGCCTAAGTGTGTTTTCGACGAAGAGAAGTGCGCAGAAGGCATTACCCACCTTGAGGGCTATCGTAAAGAGTGGGACGAAAAGCGCGGCTGCTGGAAAGACAAGCCACTTCACGATCATACATCACACGGCTCCGATGGGTTCCGCTATTTCGCTGTTGCGAAGAACAACCACAAGTCAGTCGGGGCAATCTTCTTCTAAGGAGCACCAGTGAGTGATTTAACAACCGGGGAGCAATTCCTCGTTAACGCCCTTGCTGATGCTGTGGGCCGCCAGCGCATGCTGTACGCAGGCATGAATGGCAACACGAAACGCACGAAGCTGTGGGATGAGTTTGGTTATCCCGAGCAAGTAGAATTTGACGGATACTATCGGGCCTACGAGCGTAACGCTGTGGCCCATGCCGCTGTGCATAACCTGCTTGATTCTTGTTGGGTAGATAGCCCGACCATCATCGATGGAGAGGAAGGTAAGGAGTCTACCGAAATCACACCATGGGAGAAGCAGGTAACCAAGCTGCTGAAGCGCCACTGGCCGAAGATCAAAGATGCTGACCGACGTAACCTGGTGGGGCGTTATTCGGCCCTGCTGATTCAGTTCAAGGATGGCGGCAAGTGGAAGCAGCCCGTCAATGTGGCAACTGTAAAGGCCTTGGGTGAGAAAGCAGTTATCCGGCTCATTCCTGCATGGGAATCACAGGTTGTACCCGGCTCTTACGTTACTGATATGCAGAGCGAACGCTACGGGCAGCCAGAGTTCTATTACTTCAATGAGCAGCCTGTCGGTGATGATAAGGCATACGGTCCAACGCGTAGCGTTCAGGTGCATCCAGATCGCATCATCATCATCTGCGAAGGCTCTGAAGATGAGAACATGCTTTCCGGCGTTCCTTTCCTGCGTGCTGGCTACAACAAGCTGCTCGACCTTGAGAAGATCTCCGGCGGTAGCGCGGAAGGTTTCCTGAAGAATGCCAGCCGTCAGTTAGGTATTGCCTTCGATAAAGACACTGACATGGATTCGCTGAAGAAGTCCGCTGTTGAAGCTGGGTTTAAAGACCTCGGCGATGCGCTGAACGATAAAATCACCCGCATGAACCGTGGAACAGATGCTGCGCTTGTAATGCAGGCTGGCGCACCTTCAGTATTATCTGTTGCAGCAGCCGACCCATCGCCATCATGGACTGTTGCCGCCAACGAGTTCTCTGCATCAATTCAGAGCCCATTCACTATTCAGTTTGGTCAGCAGACGGGAAGACTTGCATCAGATGAAGATAAAACGGCCTGGGCGAAGCGCTGCAATGGCCGCCGCTGGGGGCACCAAACAACGCTGGTGACAGTTCTGATTGAGAGGTTCTGGACTACCGGTGTAATTGCAGCGCCTGCATCTGGCGAAGTTACCCTCGCTTGGTCAGACTTACTCGCTCCCAGTGAGAAAGACAAGATCGCAAACATGCAGGCAATGGCCGAGGTGGCTCAGAAAACTCAGCAGGCCTTCGGTACATCAGCCATTGATGCTAACGAGATTCGCGCAGTGGGGGAGCTTGAGCCGATGAAAGAACCGGACATTCCCGACCCAAATAAGAAGCTTATCGACGAGGATCCGCTGAATGACGACACCAGCGCCAACCCGAATCGGGACGCCAATCGTACCGCGCAATAAAGCTGACCCCACGCAATCCTCAAGGCAGGTTGGCCGGATGTATCGAGACATAGAGTCTCGCTATCTGGACATCAAGCGCAACCTTAAGTTGCTATTCGACCAGCGCCTAACCGGGCTGGAGCGTGAAGCCAACAGCGAGCGTGGATTCATCCTCTGCAACAACGCGGGTGGCCCGGAAACGCTGTATCAGGTTAACGCTGGCACCTACATCTACGACATGACGGCCGCGCAACTTGCCGACTTGCTGCAGCGCGTTCAGCTCATTCTGGATGACGCCCTGCTGGACGGCGGCAGCCAGAACCTGTGGGCCCTTGAGTATGTCGTGGCTGAGTATGAGCGCGGTACGCACCAGGCATTCACCAATCTATCTGTACAGTCACCAGTGTACGCCCAGCAAACCACGCTGGCGCAACTACTGAGCACGCCTGCATATCAAAACCAGATAGCAGCGGCTTATGTCTCAACGTTCAGCGAGTGGAAGGGCATCAGCGATGCCGTCCGTGCTGACCTGGCGAATGTGATATCCGATGCGATTGGCCGAGGCATCAACCCACGCGAGACGGCGCAAATCATCAGCAAGCGTCTCGATGTGAGCATGTCGCAGGCCAAGAACATTGCACAGACTGAGCAGGTTGGGGCGCTGCGCAAGGCTCAGTGGCAGGAAACAGACTGGGCGCGGGAACGGCTAGGGCTGAACACCGCCATTCTCTGGCTCTCAGCACTCAAGGCGACAACTCGAATCTGGCACGCCGCCCGCCACGGGCGCACCTACACCACTGAAGAAGTCGAAGCGTTCTATGCAGAGCGCGGGAATCGCTATAACTGCTATTGCGCAAACTTTCCAGTGCTCCTTGATGATAAAGGAAAGGTCGTGAATGAAGGTTTGGTCAGCAGGTTGGCCGAAGAACGTAAGAGGTGGAGTGAATCTTAAAAAAGTTGTATTGTGCTATTTTCCATTAGGAGATAGCTCATGCAGCAAGGTTTTGGTTTCTTTGTGAAAATATTCTCTTCAGAAGAATATAGAAATGAATTTATTAAAGGGAATTTGTACATGAATCCCCTCAAGTATTTCATTGACCTTGAAGAAGAACACTCTGGAAATGTCGGTGATAAACATGAAGCTCTAAGCGCATGGTTACAGCCTTCAGAGATGAGGTTGATCTTAGAACTTAAAGGTCAAAAGTTTGAAATACCAAGTTCAGACATTGCAGCTCCAATCGCGATCAAGAGAACACACTTCGACTCTGTAAATGTTCTCTGTTTAATGTCCCTCCATTCACATGATATATCTTTGGATGGAAGCATCAGTGCTGAACAAGTTGAGCTTCTAAAAGAATACTTCTCAGTACCAGAAGATGTGGTTAATCTGGGAGAATATGCGGTAATTATTCCAAATATAGCTTTATTCTTGGAGAAGGTTAAGGTGGCCTCGCAGCATCTTGTCGATAATGGCTAGGCGTTAGAAATGATAGCTAAAGCAGTTAAATACTACGACCAAAGCCAGACGCTTTCTTTGACCAACGAAGAAGAGGCTATCTTTCACAAACAAAAATCTTATGAACACCAAAAAGAGTTCAGGATAAGCCTTGACAGGGGTAAAGGTGAAGTAAGCCCTTATGTTTTGAGGATTGGAGACCTTAATGGAATCGCCCACCCAATAATGACAAGGGATTTAAATAGCGCGTTTCAATTAGTAATTACTCCTTGTTCTGAATAACCCGCTTCGGCGGGTTTTTTATTTCCTGTAACCCATCAATGAGGACACAGCATGTCACGCATCTGCGTAAACGTGCTGTCGGTCATCAACTCCGCTTCAAACATCACCACTGAAACCATTAATGGCGCAGAGCACATCGTCGTGAAAAACGTCGTGCCTGTCCGTGACGGCATTGTGCTGAATGGCGGATTGTACCCGGCAGAAGAAAACACGAAGGGCTACAAGAGCCTTGAAGATAAACCCATGCCTTACGGTCATCCGAAGGTCGACGGTCGCCACGTTAGCGCCAGCAACGTCAGGGCGGTGAATGAATACCACATTGGCGCATACACCCGGAACGTCAGGAAGGAAAACGGTCAGGTACTGACGGATGCAGTCATTAATCGCCGATTTGCTGAAGGTTCCGAGAAAGGCCGAAAGGTGCTGCAGCGCCTTGACGACATGGCGGCAGGAAAGTCTGTCGAGCCTATAGGTATCTCCACTGGCCTGCTGCTAAACCGCATTGAGGCAAAGGGCGAGTCCAACGGCAAACGCTACACCTGGATCGCCACCAATCAGGTTTATGACCACGTTGCCATCCTCCTCGACGAGACGCCAGCCGGAACGCCGGAGGAGGGGATTGGCATGTTCGTTAATGCCGAAGGCGACGAAGTTCAGGTGGAAACGGTAAATCTCTCCGATTGCGATACGCCTGACCCACAAGACCCCGCTTTCAAGCAGATGTTCAACAACTTCATGGCGTTTTTCAGCGCCAACAACAAGCCCGTCAAAGAGGAAGCAAACCCGATGAAAGAAATCATCACCAACGCGCTGAAAGCGAAAGGCAAAGAGGTTGAAGGTAAAACCGAAGCCGAGCTGATGGATGCGTATAACCAAATGGTCGCTGAAGACGCAAAGGCGAAAGCCGACGCTGAAGAAAAGGCGAAGAAAGAGAAAGAGGAAGCTGATAAAGCAGCTAAACAGCCAGCGGCCAACGCAGAAGAAATGCCAGCGTGGGCGAAGTTGCTCACAGAGCAGGTATCTGCGCTTAACAGCCAGTTCACTGCTAACTCTGACAAAGAGAAGGGCGAAAAACGCGCTGCCGTGAAAGCTAAATTCGGCATGACCGATGTCGCTGTGAACGCGCTGAACGATGAACCTTTGAATGAGCTGTTTGCTCAATGCCAGACCTCCACTGGCCTGAACGGTACATTCCGTCAGACCGCTATCAACCAATCAGTCAGCGAAATGCCGGAGTAAATAATGGCTAAAGATGGAAAGCACGTAATCCACGCGGGCGGCGTATTCCCTAACCCACTGCTCAATCGTGAAGGTGCAGCCGCAGCTGCAACCAAGCCTGGAACGATCGGTTTCTTTGATGCGGGCAAGTTCACTGCATCAGTTGCAGGTAACGAGCAGGCAATCCTGTACGTAGCAAATTACGACTATCTGCGCTGTCTGACCGTGGATGACAACATCCCGGCCGGAGAGTTGGTGGTTGGCATCCAGCCACTGCAGGGAATGTTCCTCAACGTACGCGCGGCAGCGGGCACCTATAAAAAGGGTCAGCCTCTGTCAATTGTGAATGGGCAAGTCAAGGCGCAAGCCGGTGATGAGTCAATTCGTTGCTATGTCGAAGAAGACAAAGCTTATACCGCTGCTGCAGGTGACCTGCTGCGCGTTGTGATTAAGTAAGGAGCACCTGAATGTTTGTATTTTCCCGATCTTTGGGCGAGCGCACTGGCAACCTTGAGGTTAACCAGTCCCAGTTCGCCGAGCTTCAAATGGCACGTAACGAAGGCATGCAGGCCGCTGCAGATTTCATTGGTCGTGTTCGCGGCATCCGTGAGGACTCGGGCCGAGTGGAAGCAGTGAACGCAGTTGACGATATCCGCCGCCTGTATCGCGCTTTCGACACCACTGTACTTGCTCAATTCGAGCCAACCACTCAGTTCACGCTGCTGAACGATCTGATGCCGCTGTCTCGCTCTGTTCGTATCGAGCAGTCACGGTATGACTATGCACGCACTGGCGGCCGTGGATGGGCACACACTTCCATGTCAGGCCAGATCGGTGCCGCTCTGGATGCTAAGAGCTACACATTCGACGGCACCATGGTTCCGGTACATGACTCGGGCTTCAAGTTCACCTGGCGTGACCCGATCTTTAACAGCCCATCAGCACTGCAGTCTCAGGCTGATGCACAGCGCGGTTCTGTCGAAGACGTACAGCGCCAATACGTTGATTACATGTTCAACGGCTTCCGAGATTCAGAAGGCAACTACGTTAAGTTTGATGGCCTGACCTGGAAAGGCCTGAAGGCTGACGAACGTGTTGCTCAGGTGACGCTGACCTTTAACTTCGCAACAAGCACCGACCCGGTAGCGCTCCGCACTAACGCTATCGCACTGCGTGACGTATTTCGCGTGACCAACAGCCAGTACGCGCCTCAGACCTGGTATGTTTCAGCTGAAATTATGTCGAACCTTGAGCGCTATTTCGATGTGAATGCAACCCGCACGGTGATGGAAGAAATTCTGAAGCTGTCTGGTATCGCAGGCATCAAAGAAGACGCTCAACTCTCAGGAAACGAAATCCTTATCGTGCCACTGACTGCTGGTGTAATTGCCCCAATCGTCGGCCAGGCGATCGGTACTGTTGCTGACCCGCGCCAGTTCTATAACAGCGACTACATCTGGCGCACGTGGGGTGCGATGGGCCTGATGGTTAAGCAGGACATCAACAACAAATACTCCGTAATCCACGCTTCCAGCTAAGGAAAAAACATGGCACTCGTAAAAGTATTAGCAGCAAATATCTTTGCCGGTGCCAGCTTCCAAAAACTGGAGGCTGGGCAGGTTTATGACGTTGATGATGCGGTCGCTGAGAAGTGGATCGCCACTGGAAAAGCTGACAAAACCAGCGAGAAGAAAGGCGAGAAGCTTACCTTCGAAGTGGCTACACCATCTGCGCCAGTTAGCACCGACACATCTGTGCTGCAGTCGAAACTGGATGAAGCGCTTGAGCAGCTTAGGGCAGCCCAGGAATCAGCAGTAGCGAAAGAAAAAGAGCACGCCGACGCACTGGAGGCCGAGAAGAAACGCGCTGACGATGCGGAAGCGGCTCTGTTAGCAGCAAACAAAAAGGATAAGTAAACATGGCAGTGCAGATAACGGCGGCGCAGGTTAAACAGCAGTTATCTGCGCTGGGTTACTCCGTACCGGACTTCATGATTGATGCCTACCTGTGCAAGCTAGCCAGTATCAGCATGTGCCTGGAGGCGGCTGGCTACGATGAATGCGACCTGATGCTGATCCAGGTGTACGCCGTGACGTTGATGGCTATCACCGCATACAGCCAGCGCATCAAATCACAGTCAGCGCCTTCAGGGGCGTCCCGATCTTTCGATTACAGCGGTGATGTGAAGACTATGCGCAACACTTTCGATGCACTGGATACGTCTGGATGCACTGCAGGATTACCGATTGATGTCGGTAGCAGCGTGGGCTTCTTCGACGTCGTGGGTGGCTGCTGATGGACATACCAGCATCATTGCGTTTGCCCCGAAAATTCCAGCGCGTGTGGGTGAAGACCGATAGCGGGAAGGAAACTACCGGCTATGTGAACGCTGCGGGAGAGTGGCGCATTAACTGCCCGCGTATTGCAGCTGAGAATCCCACTGTCGTGAGCTGGAGGGAGTGACATGTCATCTTTAGCTAACTGGTCATACACCGCGCCTTGCACCATCTGGCGAAATCTCGGTATTGATGAGTATGGCGACTCTCTCGGCTGGTCGGCACCAGAAATAATCATGTGCGATTACGGTGGTGGTTTATCGGCGAGGATTGGCAGTATCGGCACTGAAATCGTGGTGAAGAATACTTTCTGGTCTGAGTATTCCGAGGCTAAGAAGGGCGATTATCTACTCATTGGGGAATCTTCTGAAGCCGATCCGATGGCAGCTG